AATTATGACCATGACTTGTATTTGATTTAGCACCAAGTAAGGTGTTCATAGTGTCTTTTGTATAATACTGATCATCGTGGTCAGAATCAGCGTGTGTAATAGTTACATCTCCTGTACCTGCACCTGCAAGAGAAAGTTCTCCACCTGCAGTTATAGAAGTAACACCACCTGATACAGATGAGGAAGAATAATCTAATTTACCCTGAGAATCTACTATTAAATATTTATTACTACCTGCTACTCCACCAATTCTTATTTCTGGTTGTCCTGTACCTGCTGCACCACTAGAAAAATTAATTCCATCAGAACCTGCAGCAGCAATATTAAGATTTCCATAAGCTAAAATTTGCATATTATTAGATGCAATAGCTCCTGTTCTAAGCTGTACAAGAGATGCTGATTGAGATAATGCACCAACATCAGTACCTGATGAATTAAAAAATCTTACTTCTGGTCCAAAAGCAGAAGATATTTCTACTCTTTGACCAGACGAAGCAGTTCTAAATTGACCACTACCTGAAAGTGTAAGACTGTCTGTTAAAGTAGAGGTATCGTTCATATTAACTGCAGAAGTTGTAGAAGTAGGAACAATAGCAACACCACTAACAAATCCTGCATCTGCTGTAATAGTTCCTGTAGCACTTAAGTTGCCTTGTATTTCTACATCGTCAGCAATAATATCTAATGTTCCTGCAGTAGTAGAACTTATCGTTACATAGTTTGATAAATCACTAGAAGTAGCAGGAGTAAAATTAAGTTCACTTGTTGTAATAGAGTTAGCGGTTATTTTATCTCCATCAATACTTCCATCAGAAGTTAAAGCATTTACATTTAGTGTTCCTGCAGTTATATCAGAAGCATTTAAAGTACCTCTAATAGTTGCGTTTTGAAACTCTGCTGTTCCATCTGAATTAATACTAAAACCTGCAGAACCTGTTGAGTAGTTATAAGATTTTATAAACCCTGAAGTATTTGAAACACCACCAACAGTTATCTCTCCACCTGTAATAGTTCCTGATGTTATTTTATCTGCTGATAGGTCATTTATCTTTGCAGTAGTTATTGTTGCATCTGCAATAAGAGCGTTTGTTATTTGAGCTTCTCCTATTTTGGCTGTAGTAATAGTTGCATCTGTTATGTTAGATTCAGCAATTAAGTTAGCTGTTGCAGTTTGCCCATCAGAAGGATCGGACTCATTACCTGATTTATCAACAGCTACTATTCTAAAGTATTGGTCTGTTGAATCCTCCAACTCAATTGTTCCTATAACAGGAATTTGTTGAAGTAGGTTTCCTGAAGTGACTCTGATCTCTCCAATTTTATTTGCAGTATTTACAGTAAAGTTTTGTACATTGTCTGTTTGTGTAACAGCATGTATATCTAAGTGGTCAACATCTCCTTCTATTGTAAAGTTACCAAAAGGATTTCCACTACCATCTGTTCCATCTTTTCCTAGATAATGTGTTACCTGGACACGCAATGGACCTGCTGCAATAGTTGCTGCTTTAGGTTTAGTTGGTGCTTGACCATCTTTTTCAATCTCTATTCTTGCGTTAGTGGCATAGCTAGCGTTAACACTTGGCGTATTAGTATATAAATCTTCCCCTGATCCATCATAGGTAGACATTTTCTTGAATCCTGATTTATCAATTGCAGCAACACCTACATCGTATGTAACTCCTACTGTTAAATCTTGTATTAATAAGCTCTCTGAACTTACACCTGTAAATGGAAAGTTTTGATAAGAATATTGTGCATCAGTTGTTTTTTTATACCTTATTCTGTAATGACTACCATCAGTTATCTGAGATCCATCGACATTAGTCGGTTTTGCCACTGTTACACGAATAAATCCTATTGAATCTCCTGTTGCGTTCAGATATGTGCCTGATTGAAGCGTAGGAGTGCTTGGTAGGTCAGGAATAGAGAATACGCCAGCAGTTACCCTGTTTAAAGAAAACTCATCAAATCGTAGGTCATCGCCAATAAATCTAATAACATCGCCAAGTTCTACTTGTGCTGCTCCAGATTCAAATTGAACATACTGAGTTAGGTCTGTGTAGTTTCCATCTTTATCTCTAAAGTAAACACCCATACCATTTGCTATTGGGAAAGTTAATCCTACAACTCTTACTTTTACAGGAGTAATAATTTGTCCTCTAAAAGTAACTTCGTATAAATCTCTTGATTCTGCGGTAGCGTCAACTGAAGTGTCTATAAATCCAATATCAGGATCAAAAGCAAATATAAAGTCTCCAACTTGCATATCTCCAGAAACTTCGTACTGCTCTAAATCTAAGTTCAAAACTTTTTTAACTCTAGATAACTCATTTAACATAAGTTGTGCTCTTGAATTAAGTTGACTTACAGCAATCTCAGGCTGTTGGACTAATCCACTTCTACTTAATGCGTTTCCATGTAAATCTTTATAAGGATTAGAACCTATGTTTGCTTCTCCAGCTACATCAGTTGCTGAGTCGAAATATCCTACTTCTCCGACAAAGTCTACTCGTGAAACCCAATCAGTTGCATCAAACTCTGTTCTTAGTCCTTGAGGTACTACGCCATCAAAGTTTGGATCTTCTCCATATCCTGTTTTAACAACAATTGTTGAAGGATCGGAGTTTACTCCAGCAAATAAGTTAGCTGCAGGACCTGCGTCAATAGTTGCATTTGGATTAACTCTATATTCTATGCTAAAAAATTCAGCGACTTCTTTTAATGCAGATAAAGCTGTTTGAACAAAATGTTGACCAATATAAGTTCCACTTGGCTCGTAAATAACACCTTGTGTTATGGCTTGAGAATTACCTGCCTCGTTCCTTAGAATTCCATAAGGTTTTCCTGTGCTTACTGAGGAGTTGAAAAGAGTTTCAGCCAATGTGGTATTTGTATAAACTCTTACTTTTCCAACATTTTTAGATTCAGCAATGACCATTCCTTTAGACTGACCATCTCCTAAGTAGAGTTGTAATCCTTGTCCTGATATATCAACTACACCTTCTTCTAAGGATCTATTTAAAACTATACCTGTATATCTCGAAGTAGAAAGAACATCTGCGTCTGAAAGAGTATTAACATCTACTTCTTGAGGAGTTATGACAATATGCCCCCACTCTTTAATAGATTCAATTATTTCTGTAGGTGTAAACTCTTGAGAAAAAGATACTGTAAAGTTACCAACACCCATGTGCCTTTCTGTAACTGCCATTATGCCCTCACTAAACGAATATTTTCGTACAAACTTTCTAGGTATTGGTCTCTTACTGCATCTGCAGTGTTATGGTTCTCAGGGGAAGCAGCGTTATAAACATAACCTAAAAAGCATTTAAACTGAGAATTCGATAAATGTATCAATCTATTAGTTGTATCTGCTGTATATCCCTGGGGACTCCCAATCATAAATTTTTGTCCTGATAAGTCTGTACTACTTTCTATCATATATCCTGTATCATCTGCAACAGTATTTGCGGTAATTAGCTTAAGATTTTTTCTTGTATTTGCAGTTCTGTCTGAAGTTCCCCCCTCTGAGATAACCATAGAAACATGATGAGCACCTCTCTTCAACCCTAGGTCAACTGTAAGTCTTCCATCTCCAAAAGTATCATCTGAATAAGAAGTAAATCTAACAACAACTTCTTGAGGTTCATTTCTTAAAATCTGTACTGTTTGCCACACATTCCATTCTGTTTCTGAACTACCTGAAGATATTGCAATTTCCCTATCGCTTGTATAAACACCATTGTCATAGAAAGATAGTGTAAATCTAGATTCATCTGTTGTACTTCCTGAAGTAATTTTAACTATGCCATTAGAAAGCTCTACGCCTGTTGGTAAATTCCTTGTTAAATATCCTGTTTTTACTGTGCTATCTATAGTTACTTTAGCTGCACCCTTGTAGTAATCTACAGGATCTATTATCCAATTAGAAGAATAAGTTCTTAAATCTGCATCATAGAAAAAAGACAAGTCTCCATTTTCTGTTGACCTTGTAGCACCCACAGGTCTTGAATCATTTTTATAATTAAAAGTATTTACAGGTACAGCATGCCAAGGTGCATAGGTTGTACTAGATGTTGTAATGGAGTGTGAGTTTTGTATTAGAGCACCTGACATATTTGATTCAAACATCATTTCAGATGGTCTACCTTTCATCTCGAATCCTATTTGATAAGAAAAATAACCTGTTGCAAGTTTTACAGGAGATACATCCATAGAAGTAACTTTACCAAATCCTTCCATAGTTGTATCTCCCTCATAAGTAATAGGTAGTAATAAGTCCGAATTACCCATTGAGATTAATTCGTCTCTTAATTTTTTTGAACTATCTATGTAGGCTTGACCTGAACCTGTACCACACAAAGTTCCATTAAAGCTAAAGCTTCGATCTAATGAATTTCTTTGTCCTGTTTGTATAGAACTTTCTCTGATACTGTTTGGAGAAGTAAATGTAATTCTCCCTATGGTCATTGTATTAGCCATCTAATTTCCTTTTTATCCAAGTAACAATTTCAACTTGCACCTCTCTTGGGTATGGAGCAAGCATAAGGTTTATATCTTCTCCTTGTTTCATTCTCCCTAAAATACCTCTTTTAAGGCTTCTCATGTTTTGTGGTTTCTTAGTAAAACCCATTAGCACATCTCCCTACTTCTACACTGTTCACAGTACCTATACTTAGTACTATAAAAATAATTACCACATTTTCTTTCTGACTCGCAGGGTTTTAGAATATCTTTTTGTTTATTATCAATCATTATCTACAACAGTTCGCTTCTATCCAAGCTAATCTAGTTTGTATTTCTCTAACTACATTTAAGTCTTGTTCCTGGTCTATAAGTTGTGTTTCAAGACGAGTAATTTGTATTTTGATATCGTCCCATTCCCATTTTTCGATTTGAACATATTGGTTAGTATCATTAGCTATTTCTAGTTTCTGAACTTTTTCAAACAGTACAGCTATATCGCCTTGAACATAAGTGCTTTCTTTGAGAGCAGTAAATTCATACTCTATATTGTTAATTCTTTCATCTATGCCTTGAAGAGTGTTTACTATTTCGCCAGCAGTTGATAAACCTGTTCCTATTGTTCCCATAAGAGCTAAAGCAGTTGCTATCAAACCTAGATTATCTTTTATTTTACCTAACAACGCCTGACCTTCCATCTCCTTTAAGTTTATTTAATTCTTTTTGTATTAGTTGTGCTGTCCTTCTTGCGGAGATTGGATCAGAAGGAAGACCTGTTACATTAAGTGTAACATTATTTACAGTGTCTCCTCTACTTGAATCCATAGGAGTAATCTGACCACCACCACCTGGGAAAGCTTTCATCATTTCTGGACCATATTCTCCGACAACATAGTTTTGTCCTGGTTTGAAGTTACCACCCATGTGTCTGAAAGTAGGTTTCATATTTGCATAACTGCTACCCATTGACATAAAACTTTTATACAAACTATCTGCTTGAGGACCTGTAATTGAATTACCTGTGTCATAACCTAACAAAGTCATAAGCTGAGGTAGGTTTCCTAGCAACTTATCTAAATAACCTTGACCCATAGGTCCTGACTCTACTCTCACATGATTCATTAAAGTCATAAGACCATCAATTTGAGCCATATTCATTCCGAGTAATTCAGCAGTCATCTTAAGTTCATCTTGTTTTAGAGTGTTGTAATCTGATTGAGCCTGTATCATATCAAGTTGATTGCCAACAAGATCTCTTTGTAATTCGTGAATGTCTTGATGTGTGTCTAATATTTCATCAGGGATTTCTGCTAGTCTTTCCCCTATTTGTATTCTTTCTTGCTCAATATCATTAATAGCTTGTAGTCTTCTCTCTTCAGCTGTTTGTGCTATCTCTCCAGCTTTTTTACGCTTATCATCAGCATCTTTTTGAGTCAATGCTTTTTCGTCAATAGCATCTATTTGATCTTGAATAAATTGTCGTTCCTTTTCAGGGAACTCTAAAGAGCCTTGAGATATAGCAGCATTAACTTGAGCTAATTCTTTTTTGAGTTTTTCTTTCTTTAAAAATTGATCAGCAGATAGAGCATTTCCTTCTCTTATCTTCTGTTCTATTTCAAGAGCTTCGTTATTTAATTCTTGTATTTCTAATTTTTCTTCTTCAGTTTCAAGATTGGCAGAAGCAAGGTCTTGTAATTCTTGTTGTAGAGTGAGATCGTCTGCAGTTAGTTTTTTCTGTTCTTTGTGTAAATCAGCATGTTCTTTGTGTGCTTTAGCTAAGTCTCTCTCATTTTTTTGTAATTCAAATTGTTCTTTGATTGGGTTAAATAGTTTATCTATCTTATTTCTAAAGTCATTAGATATTCTTAACAAAGAATCTAAGTTTGTCTCTGTCCCTTCGAACTCTTCATTTAACTCTTCTGCAACTCCTACAGTATCTCCAAGTATGTCTTTAAATACTTTGATACCATTAGGTCCATTAGCAAGTTCTTTAGCTAGCTTTAATCTACCTTCTTCTGTCTTAAGAAGACTTACAGTTCTGCGATCTATTTTACCTACATGTTCAAAATGCTTGTTTAACGCTCCTGAAATCATTTCATCACGAGCTGCTTTTTCGTTCTCTACACCTTGGAATATTGAAAACTGAACTTTTAAGATTTCCATTAGTTCTTCTCTTTGCTCTCTAGATTTTTTAGTTGAAGTACTAAGAGCTGATTTATACTGCTCTAGAGTTTTTAGAACAGGAGCAAGTTGTTGTTCTAATCCTGCGTCTTTAATCATTTCAATCATTTTTGTAACTTCGCCAATGTCCATGTCTCCGCTAGCGAAAAAGCCTTCATCTAGATCAACAACATCAGCGAATGCTGCATTAAATGCTTTCGGTAATCCATCAGCACTACTAACTATTGCGTTGAACACTTCTTCTCCAAGCATGCCTTTTTTGACACCTTGTTCAACTGCTTCTTTTGTTGCTTCAGGTAAGTTAGCTAAGAAATCTGTCCATTCTTCTTTTGTTATAGGTTCTGCATCAAAACCTTTTGTTAAGTCAACTTTTATTTTGCTAATAATTCCATCTACAGCAGAAGAAACTTCTTCTGCATCTTTTATATCATCTCTATATTTCTTTACTGCTTTTCCAATTAGAGCAAATGCACCCACTACGATACCTGCTATTCCCATAAATCTGAGACCTATAGCTAAGACTTTAGAAAATGCTGCAGCAAAACCTGAAGTAGCTACACCTGTTTTAATAAACATTCCAGACAATACTGAAAGAATTGCTACGAGACCTGCTAACAACCCAGGCATTTCTCTAAACATTTCAGCTACAGCTTGAAGAACTGCAACGAAACCAATCAAGGCATCTAGGACTATTTTAAGAACAGGTAAAAATATTTCTCCAAAAGTTATTGCAGCTGCATTAAGAGCAGATTTGATCTGTGTTATTTTCATAGAAGCAGTTTCGAATTTTTGTGCTGCTTCATCATTCAAAGCATTTTGAGTTATAGCTTGTTCATTAGCTCTCTTTCTTGCTTCGGTTAAACCTTCTTCGTTGTTTGCTAAAGAAAGTAAAGCTCTTTGTACACGAATAGTTCCTAAACCTAATTCTTCTAATGTTGCAGTTGTTGATCTTCCCTCTTCATTCATGGAGTTCAGACCACCTAAGAATATTTGTGCTGCTTCTCCTATGTCAGTTTCTATTAATCTCCTAAACTGATTTATGTCCATCCCTGCTGTTTCTGCAAACTGAGCCATTTCACTGCCACCAAGTTTTGCTGCGTCAGAGAGATTTAAAAATAATTTACCTAGAGCTGTAGCACCTGCTTGAGACTGCTGACCTGTCTCTCTCATTGCTGCTGAGAAAGCAAGTATCTCTTCTGTACTCAAACCAACTATGCTACCTGTGGCACCAAAGTTTTGTGCAAGAAGAATTATCTCTCCTTCTGTTGCTGCTGTACTGTTTCCTAATTCAACGAGTACTGCTGCATATTTACCAATAGCATCTGTTTGTTCATTGGTAACATTAAGAAATCTTGCCATTGAGGTTGCTGCTTGTTCTGCAGACATGTTTGTAGCTGTACCTAATTTAGCAACAACTTCTGTGAAACTAGAGATATCATCTGCTCCAATTCCCAACTGTCCACCAACTGCTGCAATACCTGCAAGTTCCCCTGCCATAATTGGTATCTCTGTTGATAAACGAAGAATGTCATCTGATATATTTTTAAAGACCTGCGGATCTTGAACATCGTTCATAGTCTTTTTTACATTTGCAAATTCGTTTTCGAATTTAACTGCAGCTGCTGCACCACCAGCCATTGCCAAAGCAAGACCAGCTAAAGTACCCATTGCTGCAGTACCCACTGCTGCGGATAATCCAGAAGTAAATTTAGTTATTGTTTTGGACGCGTTAGCACCAAAAGATGATAATTGTGATTGAGCTTGTTTTAAGGAAGCTTTCGCTGCAACTAATATACTAAAGTCAGCCATTGCCTATACTCCTAAATCATTCATAGCGACATCAAGAGAAACTTTTGTTTTTTGCTTGTTTTTTGTAAAATCGGATTCTTTTTCATTTCTCGTTTTCATTTCTTCATACATTTCTGCATGGTAGGGTGCGTAAAAAGCTGATTCTTGAGAAACTAAAGAAAAAAGTAATACTTTGAATTTTCTCCACGATATGGACAATGGGTCTATCTTGTAGAAGCGATGGAAGTCTGACTCTACTGACGAAAATCTTTCTAAGACATCGTTAGTAGAGATACTTATTTTGGGCTATCAGGATCCTCATCGTCTGCTTCTCCACCAACCGCATTTGGGTCAGGGATAACAGCGTATTGAACTAATAACCAATTAAGTAGCTCTTCCAATTGTTTCCAAGAGACTTTATTCTCCATCATATCCTGTAGAATTTCTGCTCCGAGAAGCTCTTCTAAGAATTTACCTATTTGTTTTGGATCGGGCTCGCCTGCATCGTTTAATATTGCAAGCTGACCTAAAACCACACTAGCTGGTAGCTGTCCAGGAATACTATATTTCTTTCCAGCTACCTTAAACTCTAGCTTTTTTTCAACCAGCTCTTCATAAGCCTTATCGAAATCCATAAAATCTGACATAACTCTCCTATCTTAGAAACTGTAATTAAACAGTATCTATAACTTTAAATATGTTGCTAAATGGAGCATCACTATTAGGTTTCAACACTTTATATTCAACTGTGATTGTTACCTTTTGTGGTGCTTTAGCATGAACCATTGAGAAAGCCCCAATGTTCACTGCTCTAGGAACATGAATGTCCCTAACTTTTCCTGTTCCAGCTTCATCTGTTCCTGGAGCGTTAACTCTTAACAAAAGACCATACTCTAAGAATGAGTCTGTTGTTGGGGGAACTAATGTGCTGTAACCTGAAGAAGGAGTATCAGCAGTAACTGTTCCACCCGCCATTGCTAACTTTAAGTTAGACAATGAAGCTTGTGCAAGTTCGCCTGTAACTCTTACTTCTTGTGCAGTCTTGATTGTTTTAATCGGATCAATCTCTTCCGCGACCATAACATCTTCAAATGTTTTGTCATATTCTAATGAGAATCCACCCTCAGAATAACCTATATCTGTCCAATACGAACTGTCTGGACCTGCTGAAGGATTTGAAGGGAAAGTAGCATTTGGGCTACTTCCATTTAAATCTGATTCAAGTGCAGTATATAGAGTACCTGTTCCGAGCAAAACCTCTGTAATACTTTGTGCCATTACTTATACCTACCTATAACTTATGAGGAATTTGTCATTCCTCTTCTTCTATTACTAAGTCGGTATCCTCAAGTTCAAGCTCTTCCATCTTAACCTTATCATCTTTGATAAAGTTTTTTACTTCTCCCATACCTTCTTCTTCTTCTATAAAAGTAGGAAGTATTGTATCTCCTTGTTTGGTTCCAGCTTCTTTCATCCTTTTCCAATCAGCAGATGATACTTCTACCCAATCTTTTCCAATGATAAGATCGAGTTTTTCATCTCTTATAGCGTCAAAATCTCTTATGTAAGGGTTTAACTTAATTTTTTTCATTACGCTTCTCCATAATACATACCTACATTTACAGTATAGCGTGCCAAATCGTTCTCTGTATTATCTATCCTGTATGGACCTTGTATTGGATTAAACCCATGTACTCTTCCATCTTGTCCTGTTATTGAGTATTTTTTACCTGGAAAATCAAATGCACAACGAACAAAGGCGTTAGCTAATTCAAATGCTTTTGCGAAATCAGGGGTTCCTTTATTGTTATCAGATCCATATTTACCTGCATAACAATCTACATCAACACTTGCTAACCAAATAGGTGCACCATTTACATTTTCTGCGGTTGCTGAATTTAATAATATAACAGCGAAAGGAAGTGTTGCATTTGAAGGTAGCCTTGTTGCTATTCCTGTTCCAACAATATCGGATATTAAAGTTTGGTCTAGAGCCCAAGTTCTAAACAGTACTTCTGAATCTGGTAAATTAATTGACATTAGAAAGGTATGTCCCAATTATTCATATTATTCTTTTCATAAATATCTTTAAATGGATTAGTCCTAAATTTTCCTCCAAGAGCTGCACTCATGTTGTATTTTGGTGCCTCATGGTATATTTCGTATAACGCTCTTCTAACCATAGCACCTTTATTGGTGTTCTTCTTTGACCTATCGAATGGACCTCTATTATCGTTATTATAAAAACCACCAAAGTAAGTATCTCCTTCAGGTCTAGGGCCTGTGACGCTCCTTAAGAATTGGAATCTTCTAGGAATAGGTAGAAGTGCGTCCATGAATCCTGTTTCTTTATTGAAGCCTTTGTTTATACCAAACTCTACAACCCAAGGATAAGGAACATTAGGATCAGGCATAGGTTTAACATTACCAATTTTAATGTAATAATCTCCTGTGTCTTTTTTAGAATTAGACCTTGTTTTCCTCATGGCAAGAGAATTTAATAATCTATCACTATCACGAGGAGTTTTTTCTCCTATTTTTTGAAAAATATATTCTGCTAAATACTCAGCTCTGTTTTCAGCTTGCATGTTCATTCTATCGAAATTAGCAATCATTCGAGTAGAGACAGTTCCTGGTCTCAACTTTTTAACCATTCTATCTAAAGTAATCGTTGCATTAGCTCCTACAACAGACCTAAGAGAACGAGATCCAACATTTCCGAAAAAAGAAGTTCCTGCTGGAATAACACCTATAACCTTACCTGCAACTTTACCACCAGCTCTTCGTACAGCTCTTTCTCCTATACCTGCTACTTGAAATCTGTCTGTATTTTTTTCTATAGTGTTCTTAAGAGCGTTGAAGTCTCCAATAGCTCTACCAAGTGCCAAGTTGTATCTGTTTAGTTTTCCTAATACAGGAAGAGGAAGAACGCTTTGTGCATCTTCTAACGCAACAGAGAGTGTGTAAATAAAGTTTCTTGTATCGTTAAGATCTCTTGGTAGACCATAGTTATTTATTTCAGAGTCTGTATAAATTAAATACCTATTCATAGCTCTATGAGTTTTTGTTAATCTAAAACTTCTTAGAGATCTACCTATAATTTGTTGTTTTACTTTAGGAGCTGCCATTAGTAACCACTCTGAACTATTAGCTGTTTATAAAAAGAATTACCAAATCTATCTTTAACATTTTTTACACCAACAATATTCCATTTTTTTGAGTCGTATAAAATTCTATCTTTGGTTGTTACATCAGTAACAGCAGGAATAGTGATTCTTAATGTTATTAAATTTTGTAATAAACCATCAGTGTTTTCTTCTGTAGTGTCTCCTGAAAAAACTACTCTTGCTTGAACATTTGAAGAACTTGATGAGAATGCAGTACTAATGTTTCCTCTATCATCAAGTGTTTCGGTTCCTGAAAGTCTTTCTATGTCAATTGATTCGTTTAATAAAGCTGTTGTTAATTGTGGCATAGATTAATTATAACATTAAGGAATACCCCAAATAAAGAAAATAGTCGGTGTCCTGATAAAACCTTCACTTGCGTGAAACTTTAAACACCGACCACTTTCAAATCAGATAGTATATTAATACTAGCCGAATACTTGTTGGTTCTCTACTGTTGAGGACATATTGTCTAAATCTTTTTTAAGATTTAAAAGTCCTTCATCGTAAGCTTTTTTCTTCCAATCCCCTAAAAGATTAAGTTCAGCTCTTCTTTGCATATCATTTTCTATAGAGTTGGCTTTAACAAATCTATTTTTCCATTTTGAATACGCTTTACCATAATGAATACAGTTGTATTGAAGTCCTGTACTTGTTTTTCTTGACCTGTGAAAAAAACTTGCAGGTAGTATTCCTGCTTCTTTATATATAGAACACTTTTTTTCTTCTACAGTTACTTCAGGAGTGTTTCTTTTATTGTAGTAATACTGAACTTGTTTTATGTCACACTCTTTGCATTTAAGCATAAGTTTATCTCTTCCAAATTTTGATTTATAAAATTTTGATACAGGCAATACTGTCTCGCAAGAATTACACATTTTAGTAGTAGGAAAGTAAGCATTCTGATAAGCTAATTTCAAAGCTCTGTTTACTTGTCTCCTAACTTCATCATTTTCATTCATCCACTTTTCTAATGTTCTTATTCCAAAGTTTGGTATATGAGTAAATAATCCTGCGTTTAATATTCCATTACTGTTTTCACAAGCAGCAATAACTTTACCGAATAGCTCATGATCAAAAGCTTTAACTGTTGGAAGACCGAATCTAAGTCTAAACTGTCTAACTCTCTCTCTTGAAACGCCCCATTCATTACCCCATTCTGTATTGGTTTTGGATGGTTCTTGTTGCAAAAAACTTACTATTTGGTCTTTTGTTAATTTTTTTGGTGTGTATGTTTTACTTTCCAAATTTGCTCTCCTCTATTAGTATTAAAAAGTTTAACATATCCTTGCACAATTGCAAATTTTATGTTTATAATTAAGTATCAGATAGAAGAAGGAGATATTTTGGTAGAAGTACCTTATGTCGACACTGCACCTGCTTTTGAGGATGAAATAATCCACAAAGGAGAGTTTATGATACATGTGAGGTGGAACCCTTATATGAGCTCTCACGAAGCAGATGTGTTCAAAGTTAAATCTGTAGGTACTAAACAAAGTTATGCTTTGATCGGTACAGGAGCAGGTAAGTCTAAAAAACTAGCTTTGGCAGACGCAGAAATGCTTATTATAGATTAACTATCAAAAAACAAAGGAGAATATGATAGCTGAATGTATGCTATTTTTAGCAAGTTTTTCGCCACCCCTGGTTGGCACAGAAACTGATTTTATCAATAAACATTTAGAATGTAGGGAAGAAATCCCTCAAAAAATGAAACAATATTAAAGTCTTTATCTTCAACACTTTGACTTCGAAAATATAGACACAGCAGTAAGAATTGGGTGGTGCGAAAGCAGGGGAAAAGATACTGCATATCGTGATGACAATTCCGACTCAGGCGTTATGCAATTTGTTCCTTGGACTTGGAATTGGGTTGCTGAGGAGTATGATCTACCAAGGTGGAATGAGTGGGTAATCCTGTATCATGGGCAACCATATACAGGTCCCACTTCCAAAACAGATTTTGGTTTTGAATTCAAAAAAGTACAATTCTCTCCTTATTACAACATTTTATTTGCCTCTATACTTGCCGAAGACATATATGGTAAAACTCAATGGAGAGATTGGTCTTCAAGCGAGTGGTGTTGGTCTGATGTAATTGAATGGGAGAAGAAATGGAAAAAAGAAGAAAACATGTAACCTTTTTTACTTTGGAGTGGTCTAATTAGTATGATTGAATTTCCAAATAAAAAATATAAAATAATTTACGCTGATCCACCATGGTCTTATGATGATCCCTCTAAAAACAGAGGCGGTGCTGTAAGACATTATCCTACAATGTCTATTGATGATATTTGTAATTTACCTGTAAAAGATATAGCTGATGATGACTGTATCTTGTTTTTATGGACAACATTTCCTAAATTAATAGAAACAATACCTTTATTCGAAGCGTGGGGTTTCACATATAAAACAAATGGTTTTACATGGATAAAAAAGAACAAAGTATCTACTGATACAAATTTTTGGGGAATGGGTAGGTGGACTAGATCTAATGCAGAAATATGTTTGATTGGTGTTAAAGGTAAACCTAAAAGATTAAGTGCAGGAGTTCATAGTGTTATAGAAAGTCCTATTGAAAGACATTCAAAGAAACCTGACATAGTTAGAGAAAAAATAATAGAACTTGTCGGAGACCTTCCTCGAATAGAACTATTCGCAAGAAATAGTACTGAAGGTTGGGATACATGGGGTAATGAGTCATGAAAATAGGTAGTTTATTTAGTGGTATTGGTGGTCTTGATTTAGGAATAGAAAGAGGTCTATCTGATTTTGGTGCTGAGACTGTATGGCAAGTAGAGTTTGATGAGTACTGTTGTTCTGTTTTAGAAAAAAGATTTCCAAGATCACAAGTTATTAACAAAGATATTAATGAAGTTAAGTTTGAAGAGTTGGAACCTATCGATATGCTTATTGGTGGATTCCCTTGTCAGAGTTTTAGTTACGCAGGTAACAGGAAAGGAATGAGTGAAGAAGATGAACGAGGAATGTTATGGTATCAGTTCGAAAGAGCCATTAGCGTACTTAGACCAAAATGGGTTGTGGCAGAAAATGTCAGAGGACTCCTCACAGCCAAAGACGACCAAGGAAACAAAGGAGGAGCTTTCGCAAGAGTTGTTTCTTTCCTTTCCGACAGCGGGTATAGTGTTGAATGGCAAGTTGTATCAGCAGCCTCGGTTAATGCCTCGCACCTTAGAGAAAGAATATTCATCGTGGGAAACTCCGAACACTATGGATTACTTGAAACCGAGAACAGGGGAAGCTTTGGAGAACGCTCTTTATCGTGGAGACAAATCCAAGAAGAGCAAGAGAAAAAGCACAGGGAACTTGAGAGAGAATCCCAAATTGTGGTCAACACCAAGAGCGAGTCAGGCCTCGAAGCCAATAAACAAACAAGCTCCATCAGTGAAAGCAGGGAAACATGGATCGACTCTAGAGCAGGACATGGGGGAGAGAAACCCGAAACTTATTGGGAAAAGATTGAACAGCCAATGGGTATCACTACTTATGGGTTTCCCCGCGGATTGGCAGGAGATTTAGGATTACCTAACTATTGGGGTTATAGCAACGACAATATGTGGAGAACTCCAACCTTAGCTGATTCAAAAAATGACGCTTTGAAACACGCGACAAAACTACTTCAAGGAAAAGACAAAAGAAGCTCAGGACAAAGAATACAGGTTGCTTTAGCTGACCAAGTAGCAATATCTGAGATTATAGAAAATCCTGAATTGTTTGAACAATACAAAGATCATTTAATGGTAAGAAGAGATAATTTGCCTACTCAAGAAGAGTTTGTTGATTACTTGAGAACTGTTACTTCAGCAAAGCAATTATTTGATAGCACTGAAGGTATAAAGAAATCTACTATTGAACATTGGTTTAGAAGAGATACTTCAGGTTTCAGTTATCCAAGTATTGAAGATTGGGAAAAAATAAAACCTTACTTAAGTCCTTTAAAGTTTGATAAAGAACTTACAGAAGTTACTGACATTGAATGGAAAAGAGATAAGTGGCAAACACCATTAGTTTCTAGCAGTAGACCAAGCACAGCTAGGATAGAAAAAGGAATAAATCCAAAAGGTCAACTTTCAGAAAACCCTGGAGTCTATACAGAAGAATATCTTATAGAGCCTTGGGAAACTGTTCCAAGAACAGTAGAAAACGAAGAAGACAGGATTAATAAGATCAAAGCACTAGGAAATGCAGTAGTTCCTGCTTGTGCTGAATTTGTTGGTATTTGCATTGCGAATTCTATAAAGTTCGGTATACTTGTGTTTGACAGTCTATATGAAAGAGAGAACAAGAAATGAACAGATTAGAGCGTAGAGCTGCGAAGTCAAAAAAGAAACACAGATATCAGGGGATAAGTAAGACACAAGTCCTACACCCAGGTGTCATAGATAGATAAATGAAAATAAAAATTATCTTGAACAGTGGTGGGGAATTTATAGATATACATTTCATAGATCCACCTATTCACATTCCAATGGATGTAGAAATAGTTCACGAAGATGATATGAAAACAGAGGAAGAATAAATGATTAGTTCATTAATAATTGTTATGGGCATGAGTACTTGGGGTCAAATGGCTATGGAAATGAGCATGCTCGCAGACATAATGCACAATATGGGAAACCAACAAGAGATAGTTTACAACTATTGGTGTGATGGTGTTAGGTGTGATGACTTAGAACAACACCAAGCATTTACAGGTCAAGTAGAAGATTGTACTACAGAAGAAGAGGAGAATGGATCATGTGGTTTTGGATTACAGCACCCTTAGATATTAAAATTATGGAATTAGCTAGGTCTACAAGTAAAATCATAGATAAAATATCTAGTTGGTTTATTGTTCGCTTGGATTACTATGTGGAAGCTAAAGAGTGGGAAGTGGAACAAAGAAACCACTCTTTTCCTGAAGAATGGTTTGAAGATGATTAAAACTGTACTTTTCTTTTAGCTGCTTTACTTGCTTTTTCTCTCATTGATGGAGAAACCTTAGAAGGATCAGTATTCCAATCAATCCCAACAGTTCCATATAAATTAACTCTACTGCTAATTTGTCTCTTAGAGATTGCTTTACATTTCTCACATTTGATTTTTGGTTCATCGTGTATTGAGTGTTGTACTTCGAATACATGTTCACATTTAGAACACTTGTAGTCGTAGCGAGCCATTACTTCTCGAAAGATTTACAGATTTTTAAGTAAAGATTTACTAAATCATCTGCGTCTTGTACTAAGTTAATTCCTTTAATTCTCATGTAATTAAATTGTTTTAGTACTGCTTCCTTGAATTGCTCGTCATCAATTAATTCGTTGACAGCATCTTCACGCTTTGTCCCATCAGGGAATTTTAATTCGCTCATTAGTCTAGTATACCTGCGGAAGTGAAGTATTGCCTCTTATATTTACTTAGGACTTTTCTATCAGCATCTTGTAAGATATCTGCATTAAGTTGATCTAATACTGATTCATAAGTTACCTGGTAATCTCCGATACCTTCATTTCTTACTAATTGAAACTTACTGTCTGTTGTATTGTCAGCAATGTTTGTGTTTACTTCTCCTGTGCTTTGTTGTGAAGATAAAGATAAAGCTGAAACAATGAGTCTACCTGTAGCTCTTGCACAAACATATTTCATATCGCTAGGAACATCTTCTGCCGAAGATTCACTATCTGAATAACCTGCTGTATAGACTACTGTAATGTTTTGTAATCTAACTGCTGACCATTTATTCTTACCAACTTTTCTTAATCTTCCAATATTTGAGTAAAGAACATAGTCATTAGAGTTTCCCTCAGATAATGTAGTTCCATCTTCTGTAACAGAGGTTACTGATACTACAGGGGATCGACTTAGAAATAAGTCTTCGGTTTTGTCGCCATCAAACTTTTCAGTGATACTTGCTGTGTAGTTTGGGTTGTATCCAACGAAGTTTGCAATAGCGTCTTCTACAGTCGGGATTAATAAATTTGTGACTGTGGATTCGTCAGTAGAGCCTAAATCTACACCAAGTACTTTCTCGACATCAGATACTGTACATAGTGCCATTTAGGACCTACTTATCTTCTGTGTCTTTTGGTTTTACAGCTTTATTTTCTACTTTTTTCTTTGGAGCAGCTTTTTTCTTAGCAGGGGCTTTTTTCTTTTCTCCCCAACCTTGCTCTTTAAGCCATGCTGTAGGATATTCTTTACCTGCTTTAGCAATTAAAGAAGCACCTGATTTAGGAAGATCAGCAAAGTCGCCTTCCCAAATTTTTCCATCGCTTAATTTCCAAATACTTTTCTTTGGTTTCATAAAATCTGACATTATTTTCCTTCTTTTTAAAAATTGATTTAGTTCGTAAGGGGCAGGGTTACTACCCCTTACTGAAACTAATTAACAACTATTCCTTAGAATGCTGTTATTTTGTGGAAAGCAGCTTGTCTGTAAACAGGGAAGCCGACTCTCATTGTTGCTCTAATAGCTAATTGATTTTTAACAAAGAAATCGCTATGGCTATCTGAGATTGCCAAATCGATTCCATTTCTCATCACAACTTGAGCAGCATCGCCACCACCGAACTTACCAACAAGAACAGTGTTCTCTGGTATAGCTGTGGTTGCAACAACTTTAAGTCCCCAAATGGATGCAACAGGTGCGTTGCCCATAGCTCCTGAAGCTATGAAAAGAGGTACATTAGCTGCATATCCTGCAGTAGCATCTCCAGCAAATCCTGTTAAGTCTGTTACGACTGCATTCCAATCATTTGGGTGCATAACAATTGCGTCTGGCTCTACGAAAGCATTTACACGAATGTCGGTAATTGCTCCATAAAGTGCTCCAATTCTACCTAAGTTTCCTGAGTAGGAACCGAAAGCAGTTGAGCCAACGCTAGATTTTCCAGCGTCTAATAATCCTTCTAAGTTAGGTGCAGTACCATCTCCAGAGAGAAGTTGGCTGTCCAAACGAAGTTTGATCATTGTTTGTAATCTTGAATTTATGTATCCTTGAATACCAGAAACATCTGACAATAGTTCATCAGTTACAGGCAAGAAAACGCCCATTTTTCTGATGGATTCTGATTGCTCAGTGAAGGCTAATGCACCTTCTCCTACAGTCGCACCTTCAGCAGCTTCTGCTGCGTTGTTTGTGAATGTAGTTTCTTCAAGATAGCTATAAGCATTTTGGTCTGTTTCGATTTGATCGAAAAGACTAATAACGCTATTAGGGTCTCTTAAAGCAGATTCCAATATACCAGGTGCTCTTAGAACCTCTGGTGGATATCCTGTTGTGGTTAAAGTAGTTTTGTATTCTAGTGGGCTAAAAGTAGCTTTAGAATCAATACCCTTTACGCCATTGCTCTTGTAGTTCTTGTAAGCGTCTGTGTTAACAAACTGACTTCCAAGATCCATTGGAGCAACTTTTTCCGATTGATAAGCTTGTTCTGCAGGCTCTGAGTCTATTTCCATAGCTTTCTCATTTTTTGCCTGAGCAGATTTAAGATTTACTTCTTCTACAAGACCAGCAAGTTCTTCATTTCTTTTGGAAATTGCCTCTTTTTGTTCAGAGGTGTACTTGCCATTTTCGTCTGCAGCTTCGAAGAGTTCTTTCATTTCTACTCTTTTAGCAGCAAGCTTTTCTCGGAGATCTTTAATATCTGACACGATATTCTCCTTTTTATCTAGCTTAATTTTTTATTCGTCTATTTCTTGTTCAGCTATAAGAGATTCTGTCATTTGAACTTGAGCTTGAAGTATGACTTCATCAATTGAATCGTCTACTTCTTCTTCAGTTGCATCTTCGGAAACTTCTTCTTCTTCAGCTACTTCAACTTCAACTTCTGCTTCTTCAATTTCTACATCTTCTGTAATTTCCTCAGATACTTCTTCGGAGACTACTTCAGTTGCTTCTTCTTCAGTAACAGGAGCTTCTTCTTCCATAGCTTCAATTTCATCAGTGACTTCAGGTACTTTACCCACTTGAGATATAACTTCATCAAGTTCTTCCCAAGCGTCATTCAAATCATCTTGAACCGCTCTTAACGCTGTTGTCGCTTCTTTCGACAATTTCCTACCATCCTTTTCTCTCAAGATACCAATAGCTTTGGTTCTTGAAATTAAGTCATCTAATGCTGCAAGCACATCTTTGACTTCATCAGAGAAACGCTTTCCTGACATGCTGGAATCGTTCTGTGAAACTTCTAAATCTTTTTCTTTATCTTTGGCACACTTGCCACTATCGCCATAATCACAAGAGCCATACTTTTCTTCAGTAACTACTGCGTGTTCTTTGCAATCGCAGTTGCAAGATGATTCTTCAGTATTCTCTACTTCAACATCAGCATCTTTACCTGCTGACATTTTTTCATAATCTTCGTGAGTTTTACATGGCATATAGTAAGTAGTGCCATTTCTATCGACAGAGTGAATACCATCACAACCTAGTTCTTTTGCACGAGCCATAGCTTCATCTTCTGTTGTGAAGTGGTCGTCCATAAAAGCAACAGGTTCTTTTTCTTCATTTTTCTCATAGATTGTATCTTCGCCTGATTTGATTGCAAGGGTATAGGTTTCTTGATTTGCACCAACAAGGACAGGGGATACTTCGTATACTGTGAGGTCTTTAAGGAATCGAGCTTGTGTTTCGGAATCGTCTTTTTGTACTTTTCCTACTTCTGAGTCGTTGACTCTAAATCCGAATGACCACTGTTGTAAGTCGCCCATTGATTTAACAAGATTGTATGCTTCTTTTCCTGCTTCGGTGTCCATGAAGAATGAACCTTTGAATACTGCGGAATCTTCTTTTTCTTCTATGACTCCTTTACCTATTGGTTGATCCCACTTGTGAGCAAAAACCATAGGAACTTGATTGTTAGCAAATCCTGATTTGACAGCACCTGGGACTACAACATCGCCATCGCTATCTACATTGTTGTAAACTGAAAAAACAGCTTCAACTGAACCTTTCTCTTCTCCATCTTCTTTGATGGAGAGATCAAAACTTTTGATTTCTTTATCCATTAACCTATACCTCTTCTTTATATTAATACTGCTTACTTGACAGTATCAACTTAATTGTCTGTACTATTTAGTTTAACACTTTGATCTACGATCTGTTCAGCTTTCTTCTTTCGAGCATCTTCTTTCTTTTTTTGCTCGTTAACTATTTTTTTCATAGCTGAAACTCCAGACTTAGTAACTCCGCCCCACTTCATAACCGCAATGGTTCCATTGAGTCGGTTGTTACCTTGATGTCTGTTCATAAACGCTTCTCTTCTTTTTACCCACGATAGTACTGAGGCACTTCGGTCTCCTGCTTTGTATTTAGTCCAATTTCTAAAAGCGTCATTTCCTGTGAAAGAAGTAGGTGGATAAC